GCGCCCGGCGCGCCAGCTTGGCCCGCCTCGCCTTTTTCGCCTTGCTCGCCTTTTTCACCGCGTTCACCTTTCTCGCCGTCGCGCAGCTCGGCCAGCCGGTCGCGCACGGCGGTTTCCAATTGCATCAAGCGCAAAGCATGTTCGGCCAATTGTTTGCCGAGCAACAAATCGCGCTCGCGTTCGGCTTGGCCCGCCGCCGCCGCGATTTCCTCGACGACCAGATCAGCCAGCGAGCCGATTGATTCGGTGTGCAGCTCTAATCTGGCGGCGGATTCGATTTCGGTCTGCATCGGTCAAGCCCTGCTGTTTCGGTTGCTCGGCCTTGGGCGGTGGCGCGTCGCCCGCTGGCGGCGCGGGCGGTGGAGCGCCGGGGCCCGGTGCCGCCGGTATGTTTTCCGCCGCCGACAGCGGCACGACCTGTTGCTGCACGCGCGGCTCTTTGCCGTAGCCGCCCGGCACCTTGGCGTAACCCTCCAGCGCGCGGGCCTCGTCGGGCGCGTAGATGCCGCCTTGCACCGCGCGCGCCAGCCCCTCGATGCGGTCCTTGAACGCCGAGCGCAACAGCGCCGCCGTGTCGAACTCGATATATTCCTCGGGCTGACCGCGTAGATCGAACAATACCCCGAAACTTTCCTCGATGTGATTGAGCGCAAAACCCAAGCCCGAGGCTTTCCATTGTTGCATCAGGCTTTCGGTCGAATTGACCGCGCCGGTGTTGAGCCCAAGGATCGGCATCGGGATGCGAAACGCCAACGCGATGGCCTCGTTGGATAGCTTCAACATCTCGGCGGTGGCGGCGTCCTTGCCCGCGACCGCCCACGGCTGGACCTTGAGGCCCGCCGTCAGGATCGGCGTGCCACCGCGATTCATCCCCTTGGCTTGGTCGTTCCAGGCGTCGCGCACCTTGGCGACCTGATCCTTATCGAGAACCAGATCGGTTTGCAGCACGGCGCTTGGGCGCGCCTCATTGCGATAGAATTGCGCCTGTTGCTGCGCGATGGCCGCGCTGACCGCGATGTCGTTATAGGCGGCGATGATAGGCGACTCGCCGACCAGCGGCGTTGGGAATCGGCTGCGCACGATGTGCAACCGGATATGCAGCACGTCGCGCATCGGCACGATCAATTGTTCGAGCGAGCCGATCCGGCGCGCCAGCACATCGTTACCGCCGAGCGCGTAGAAAATTTCCCCATCGTAGGCCACGCGCGGATAGCTCAAATCGGGATTCATCAGGTGCAGCTCGTCGACCTCGAAACGATCATTGCGCAGCGCCAGCGCGTAAGCGTTGCCGGTCAGGTACAGCCCGCGCGTTGCGTTGAGCAAAAAGTCCGAGATCGATTGATAGTCGTTGGGCCGCCGCAATATCCGCGACAGCGCCGAGGTCGTGACCCGCTCGCGCCCGCCGTTGTCCTGCAAGCGCCAATGATCGCCGGGGCACATCGCCACGGTTTGCGAATAGGCCGACACGCAAGCCTCGACCATTGCGCCTTGGCCGCCGGTCGCGGGCGTCATGCCGAGCTGCCACCAATTGTCCGGCGCGCCGTCGGGCAGCCAACCGCCGGTCACCGGCAGATAGTACGGGCCAGCCCGATAGTCGCCTTCACCTTTGGCGACGAGCTGGCCCGCAATTCGCGTGAGGAAGCTTCTAACCGTCATGCTTTCGGCGTCGGATTCGCGGTCCTCGTGGTGTAACCGCCGCTCGGCTTGTCGGCCTCCATTTTTTTGTTGTGCGGAGTCCCGTACACGTCGGACGGCACGTGAGCATCGGGCGGCGAGCCGTCCGCTTCATGCTCGTCGATATGCACGCCCGACGCCGCAAGGTCGTTTTCCTCTTGCGTCGGTGTAGGCTTCGTTTCGCCCGCCGTCTTGGCGGTTTCCTTCGCCGCCTTTTCGCGGGCGGCCTTTTCATCGGCCAGCCGCTTTTTCATGTTGGCGGCGTGTTCCTCTGCCGTTTTCTTGGCGGCGGCAGCCTGATCGGTGTCGGTCATCGGTTTGTTTCCTTGTGTTTGTGAAGCTTCAGCGGGCTACCAAGTAACGCCCGCGACCCAAGCGACCACGCCGGTGCGGCGCAGACACCAATTGACCGGCAGGATCAGGCGAAGCGCCAGCATGTCGGTCTGGAACATCGACTTGGCCGGATACGCGACCACGGCGGGCGTGCCCGACGTGCTGATGTCGGTCGGCGAGGTGTCTTCCATGTGCAGCGTCGCCTGATCCGAAATCTCGAATCGCGGCGCGTCACCGGACACGCTGACGAAATCGGCAGCGTCGACCACGATCACGGTGTTGATCGGCACCGTGCCGGAATCGATCACCGGCCAGCCGCCGAGCGTACCGCGTGCGATCTCGTCGCGGAACGGGAACACACCCGCGCCCGGTGCCGCGACAAGGCCGATGCTGTTGACCTGTGCCGGGTTCATCAGCCACACCGGATTGCGGATGTTGCCGAGCGTCCCGGCCAACAACGCGTTTGTGAGCTGCTTGATGTCGCCGACCAGCGCATTGAAGCCACCGCCAGCGGTTGGCGTCAGCCCCGAGACACCGTTGAGAATACCGGGCGGGCGTACCACCGTCGCGGCGTTGGTGTCGAGCAACACGGAGTCGAGCGAAACGGCGGTGTCGACTTGGATCGCGTCGCGCATCAGCCCCTCGATGGCGGGCACCGAATGCTCGTCGAGTTCTTTTGTCCAAGTCGTGATCACGGCCATCTTTTTCGGCGTGAGAGTCTGCGACGTGAATGCGCCTTGACGCACCGGGATCGGCAGACCTTCACCGACGAACGAGCCCGCGATGGTTGGCGTGCGCGAGCGCGTCGGGATGATGATCTTGCCGTTACGACCAAACGTCAGCGTCAGCCCCGCGCCCGACAAGCGCGGAAACACGCTTTTCGGTGACAGCGTCGCCATGAAGTCGATGACGATCTGTTGCACCAGCTCGGCGGCCCATCCGACCACCGTGGTCATCGCGGGCGCGCTGGCCGCCTTGGTCTGCCACTCCAGCACCGCCTTGGTCGCCTCGTCGTCGCCGTAAATCATGCGGCGGATTTCGTCGAGCGGTTTGCGCTCGCGATGCGCCACCAATTGAATGGCACCGGCGCGCACAAAGAAATCCAGCGGCGTCAGCTTTTTCGCCGCGACGCTAAACGGGCGAGCCGGTTGTGTGAAAGCGGTGCTGCCGCTGACCACCGCCGGGACCGGCGAGCGTGTCGCTACGGCGCGACCGCCGTCCTCGCTGTTCTGTCCGAGGTGTTTCTCGGATTCGCGCAGCGACTCGAGCATCCGCTCGCCTTTGACGATGTCGTCATTAAGCGTTTGCCGCGTCTCAAGATCGGCGTCGGTCACGTTGTTGTCGTCGGATTTCTCCAGATGGGCCGACAGCTTGTCGCGCGAGGCGAGCAAGCGTTGTTCGGAGTCCTTGATACGTTGTGCAAGCGTCGACATGGTTTTGCCTTGTGATGATGTCGTTGCATTTCGGCGTGCTTGCCGGTGAGCCAACGAACGCCGCGCGGTGTCTTTGTCGCCGTGCTTGGCGAACACCATGCGAATCGTGTCGTCGGAAACTTTCAGACTCTTGGCGACGGCCAACGCGTTCGGGTTGGCCGGGATCGAAACCAGCGAGGTTTCAACCAATTCCTGTTTGAAATATTTGAACGGGCCGAACATGGAATCGGCGCGCGCGTCCATCGTTTGCTTTTCGATGGGGACAAAGCCGACCGACACCGCGCGCAATATCCCGGCCTCGACCAGCTTACGAATCTCGTCGATGCGTTCGCTGGTGCCCGCCGGGGCTAATTGCAGATTGCCGCGCAGCCCGCCGTCCTTGACGTGCAGACCCTTCCAAGTGCCAATCGGAAAGCTCGAGCTGTGGCCGAACAGCGCGATAGGGTTTTTCTTGAAATTGTCGAGCTTCCAGCCGTCCGCCATGATCACGTCGCCGTAACGATCCGGCGTTTCGTCGCTCAGAACAAAATCAAGGCCGTCGGCTTTCGAGGCGTGGCTGGTCTTATGCACCACGGCGTTGTCGCCGCCGCGCTCGTCCCAAACGATCTGGCACTCGTCTTCGTCGAGGCCCTCGTCGTCGGTGCAGCGCGACATGAAGTCGGAATAGCTTTCGTCGTCCTCGGGCTCGATGTCGGCCTTGCGGACCAGAGCTGCGGCTTTTGCCATATGCGCCTCAGAATTTGGTGAACACGACCATCAAGATCGCGACCACAACCAGCGTGAGCACGACCAGACCAAAGGCGTGCCGCGTCACAGCTTGGTGCCGAGCCCACCGGCTACGGCGTCGGTGTCGACCGCGATGGCAAATTTGCAATCCTCGCGCTGCACCACCGGCGCGTCGCGCGAGCCCGAACGCAGCTTGAGGAACGCCACCGCGCGGACCCATCGCCGCGAAATGAAAATCGCGCTGTCGGGCTGCACCGGCACGGTGATCTCGTCGCCGTCGTCGTCAAACAGGTCGTTAAAAAAATTGCCGTCGGTCGACACCTGAAACGTCAGGTTCGCCTCGGTGAACTCTTGCGGCACGGTGATCCGCACGATTTCACCCGACGAGCAATCGATGCCGTCGGACAGAGATTCACCGCGCGCGATGGTCGGGCCGTCGATGATTGCGAGAGGCATTTCAGACTCCTTGTGCCTGGTTGTTTTCAACTTGTGCGCGCGTGCGCGCGTGACGCCGCGAAAAGCATGAACGCAAATTATTTTCGTTGAGCTATTTCGGAATCGCGCACGTGATCGTTGACGAATCCGCTCCGCGGTTTGGTTCGCGCAGCACGTGTGCTGCGTTGTTTGGTAAAATTGTTTTGTCGCGTGAATGGTCACGCGGCGAATAACAAAGGACGCAAACAAATGACTCTGCAACGTATCGAAACGCAATTGGCCGACGCGCGTAAGCAACTCGACCGCGCCATCGCTCAACGCGATGCCGCGATCAGCGCCATCATCAAGTCGAGCGACAAGATCAAAACCGCGCAGCGCACGCTGACGCGTTTAGAAAAGCGCCGACGCGAAACCCGCGCCGAGGAACAAGCCGCGCGCAAGGCAACAGCCAAGCGCGCCGCCGAGGACGGCCCGATTCCGGCGCTCTAAAAAAACGGCGGCGGTGGTCCATGTCCGTGGCACCGCCGCCGCCACCATCGGCCATTGGCGAAAACCATCAGCGCCACCGTGCCCACCAAGCAAAGAGCCGGTGACGCCGATCTAGGCCGACGATCTGCTAAGCGGTTAGCGCCCGAGGCGGCGACACCGGGAAATCGACGATCACCTCGTCGTCGGTTTCGATCTCCAGATAATCCATCAAGCCCAAACTAATATCGGCGACCCGTCCGGTGTCGACGTGCGGGCCCCAATCGGCGGGCCACGCGCGGAACGCCCGCCCGGTGTCGAGCGATGTCACCAGCGCGCAATATTGTTGGCTGGCCAGCATGTCCTTGGGGAATTTTTCATAGTCCCACCGCGTCGCGATGTACGGCACCAGCGGGTTAAGCCGCCGGGCTAGCCCGCTGGTGCCGGGCGGCTGCGTCGCCAGAAACAGATGCGGCGCGGTCGCAACGTCATAGATGAACGCCAAGCCCTCGCTGGCGCTAACACCCATATCCTCGGGGCCGCCAAACCAGCTCACCTTGCCGCGCAATTGTAAGACGTGTTTTGTGGTCATCCGATCAGCGTTTCGATGTCGACGGTGGGCCGCAACCGGGCCCGCGCGCGGTAGCCCATCAGCATCGCCAGCGCCACCGCGCCATCGATCCTGAATCGGCTCTTGTCCTTGTCGAGCTTGCGACCGCCCGCCGGGTCCATCACCGCGACGGCGTTCGCCATGTTCCAATTCAGGCACGGGTTGTTGGGATGAATAAGCTTGCGCTCGACCACGGCGGACTCGAGCGCATCGATGGCCGGGGCCATGTCTTTGAAGCCTTGGCCCCACGGCACCAACCGCAAGCCCGAGCGCGGCAGCGTCGTGACCGGCTTGCCGTCGTCGGGCTCGGCCTCGGCCTTGTGGGCCTCCAACCCGATATGATCAAACTCGCGCAACAGGTCTTCGATGCGCCAGCGGTCATAGACCAGCGCGCGCACGCGGTAGCGCCCGCTTAGCTCGGCGATCCGCCGGGCGATGGCCGCTTTATCGATAGAGCGCCCGCCGGTGACCTCGATATGTCCAGCGTCTTTCCATTCGACGTAGCGATAGTTGCCGTTGCCGAAATCGCGAAAGCTTTGCTCGGCGAGCTGTTCGCCGGGCTTCCAGAAATAGGGCTGGACCCGCGCGACATCACCCGCCGAGCCCATGAGCAAAGCCGACAGGTCGAGCGTGTTCGATAGGTCGAGCGCAAGGAAAACATCCTCCCCGGGTTCAAACGCGACGGGACCGGCGCACGCCATCCACTCGGCGCGGCTGATCAGGATCGAGGCGGGCGAAACCCGCTGGTTGAGCAACAGGTTTCGCACCTTGGGCTCGTCGGCTGGCATTCGCTTGGCCTTGCCGATGGCCGCCGCCAGATCGGCGCGGTCGCGGAACGTACCGAGCGCCGGGTTAGCCTGTTTCCATTGCCGCTGATCGCCAAGGTCGCAATCCTCGTCGGCGGCGTGCAGATGGCAAACGATGCTCGGGTCGTGCCCGGCCAAACCATCGTCGATCAATTGCGACAGGATATGCTCGGGATCGTTGCTCTGCGTCGAAATCGTAATAAACAGCGGTTCGGCGCGCGCCCCGAATGACGTATCAAGCACGTCATAGAGGTCGCGGTTTTTGGCTTGCGCCAGCTCGTCATAGATCACCACGCTCGGCAAATAACCGTGCTTGGTCCCGGCCTCTGCCGAGATCGCGCGATACACCGAGCCGGTCGACCGCCCAATCATGGTCTTGGTCGATTTGACGATGTCGACTTGCAGCAACAGCTCGGGCTCGCGCTCGACGATCTGCCGGGCAAACTTGTAGATGATCGCCGCTTGGTCGCGGTCGTTGGCGGCGCTGTATATCTCGCCGTTGTTGATGCGCTCGGGCCCGATCAGATGCGCCAGCACGATGCACGCGATCAGCGCGGTTTTGCCGTTCTTGCGCGCCATCGACAGGATCGCCCGGCGCACCACACGCCGACCGTCCTCGGTGTGCGGTTCATAGATGTCGCGGATAAAATCTTTCTGCCATTTCTCAAGTTTGAACGGCTGGCCCTCGCCCTTGCCCGATGGCACCGTTAGCTTTTCGATGAACCGGATCACGTCGGCGGCGCGCTTTTTGCCCTTTGCCGTCCGCACCGCCCTAATCATTCAACTTCTCAACTGTTCGCCTGATGGCGTGGCGCATCCGGCGATGGGTCCGGTGTTCGCGCATCACCTTCGCGAGTAGGCGCAACATCACGCGCAATTCGTGACGTAATTCGCGTTGGGTCATGGGTTAGGAAACCAGCCCGCTAAACTTTTTCGGCGGGCGCGTGATGCCCGCATTAAGTCGGGCCCGGCCCGCCGGCGTCATGCCGAATTGCGCCGCGCCGTGCATCATGTCGCGCAACGCCATGTTGGCGACGCTGACCAGCGGATTGATCTTGGTGCCGCCCTCGTCGGTGCTAACCGTATAGGGTTGCCCGCGCAGATCGCGCTCGGCCTTGATCCAGCGCGCCGCGACCTCACACCAGCCAGCGAACGCCGTCACATCGGCCTCGGTAAGCAAGCCGATGCGGTGCAATTCCGGTGCGATCTTGTGCCACTCGACGACAGCATCGGGGCTCAGATGCTCGGGCGGCAATGGCACGTCGGCGGATATTTGCGGCTCGGGCTCGGGCCCTATCGGCACGCGGCTCGGGTTGCCGCGCAATAGCTTGAGCTTAGTCGGTACTGTCGCCACCATTCACATCACCATAGCATGGTGCCGACCGACCAGCCGGATCGGCCCCGGCATCGGCAAGCCGAACAGCAACGCCAAGATCAGATAAAGCGCGATCAGCGCCACGATCACCATGTAAACGCGCTGGATGTTTTGCGGGATCGGGAAATTAAGCCAGCTCGCAAACCAAACGATGACGAGGCCGATCAGCACCAGGATCGCGACATAGATCGCGACGTTGATGAGGCCAAGAACGATACCTGTCAGCGATAACATTCCGAGCCCTCCCTCAACGCGCAACGGTGTTGCACCGGGTTCAACCGACACATGAACGCGAACGACTAAACCCGCATGAATGCTGACATTCCGGCGAAGCCTAAACATCCCGATTTCTTTTGCGAAGC